GTTCGTCAAAGTCATCATATAATTTGTGACAGTCGTCAAGTGTGATTTGTATATCCGATTCGAACGCTGAAGCCACTCTATCGTCTGAGACTGGCTCACCAACTTCCCATCCATATTCCGGATCTTCTTCTCGTACGAGGTGACCAATGCCAAAAGTAGGCAAACCCAAATGATCCAAGTATATTTCATGTTTTACCCCTTCGTCAAGCTCGAGGTCTGCTCTTAATTTTTCTATATTCATTACCACGTGGCTCCTTTTACTTCCATATAACAATTACGATCGGGTTTATTGTCTGCTTGCTGAACCCAATTTAATTCTTGAATTAATCTATTATACCAATTTTTATCATGCTCGTTATGAGCTTTATTCATATCGTCCATTAATTGACTAATACGAGTTTTAATATAATTTTTTCTACGATTCTCTTCTAGATTTTTTACTCTATCCTTTATGGTACGTCTCATTAAGTATTCTCCTTTGTAAAAGAATCAGGTAAATCTCTTATAGGTAAATCACAATCACAGCCGTAACAAACATCATTGTGACATTCAGTACATTCTGTGGTAAGACAGTGGCAACGATGTCCACATTTTTTACAGTATCTTGGTTCTCCTATCATATTACCCCCATATATTAAGAAGGGAGCAAGTTACCCTGCTCCCTTTTATTTATTATGCGTAAGTTTCCCACTCATCCTCAGTATATGGCCACATTATTTTTTAACTCTCTTTTTCAGATAGTTACGAATGTTTGTAATGGTATTCGGATTCATTATTTTCCAAACCCATTTACTTCTGCGGTAAGTCTGCGCTCTAGTTCTGCAAGAGTATAACTTGATTCACGATACTTCAATGGTTGTCCCATTGGTGTACCTGGCCATCCACCAGTTTTTGCATCGCTGAAGCGCATTCCAAAAATTGATTTTAACCATTTCATTTGTAATACTCCCTTAAGGTTTTATCGTTTAAGATAGCGACGATACCGTCATAGTTTTCGTGTGGATATTCGTGTCTAAGCAATACTGCCAGTTTTTGGTTGGTTTCAATTTGCCTAGATACTTTTATTGCTGTACCGAGTGACGCGAAAAAATCACCAATCATTTTGAAAGGTGGTTTAAATACGTCAAGCAGACTCCGTGAGTAGTTCAGCACTAGTGTTGTCATTTTTTTCCTCGTATGATCCGATTGTGATTTTACGAGGCAGCTTTTCTTCTGGTAGAACGACTTCCAATTTTACCGTCAGGATTCCGTCTACAAGATCAGCTCCGCTTACTTCCGTATATTCGGACAGTCTAAATGACTTTTTCCAGTTACGAGCACTAATACCTTTATGAACATATGCACTTTGTTCACGACGCTGTGGCCGATTACCACTGATAGTCAAGATATGATCTTTGACTTCAATATCAATATGTTCTTGTTTAAATCCAGCCACAGCAATTTCGAGAGTATATTTCATCTCATCGTCTTTTACGACATTGTGTGGTGGATAGGTATCCTTCGCATGTTGGTGAATGTTATCCAACTGATCGAAGATGTGGTCGAAACCAAGAAATGCGTTTCGCGGGAATGCGAATGTTCCAGTCATATTTGCCTCCAATTAAGCAAGGTTGTAGTGGACCCGCACCATGCGGCATCCGAATCTATTTATATAGGTTTACTTATTTCCAATATTATATTTTGGACAAAGTTCCCAATTATTTTTTTCTTTAAAAGGAATTATTTTAATTTGTCTCATAGGTGCAAGAGGTTCAACCTTCTTACCGCTATCAATACTAATTAAACCCCAATCACTCATTAATTGTGCAATGGTATTTCTACGTGCAATGTCGTTTTCTTCCAGATTGGATTTTTTACCATCCAATAAAAATAGTTCCTTAAAATGCACAATAAAATATCTACCTTGTTTGTGCAAGATATGACATGATTGAAATAACTTTTTATCTTTACGAGATGCAACGCCGATACGTGTAAGTGTTTCTCTTACTTTGAGGAAATCATCAGGTTCGTTCAACGTTATTTCCAGCATTGACGCTGGCGTCCATTCGACAATATTATTTTCTTCCACCTTTATAGACCTTCTTCTTTAATTCATTAATCTGTTCAATTGTGAGAAGGGTTAGGACTTGGCGGGCTTTTTCATTACTATAGCCATAATATTCCTTAACTACTTCCACATCACTCAGAGTATCAGGTTTGATCCATTTGGAAAACCTTTTACGCTTTCTGATTATATTTATAAGAAAGTCAAATTGTAAACGGTTATCAAGATGGTGGTAACGATTCATCTCATTTGCAAACATAACAGTATCATTAAAATATGATAGGCCACGATTAATCATAAAAGAATTATAACCTTTTTCGGCAATATCATCTACCATTATATCTTCTTTGGTATTATTAATGGCATTTAAATAATCAAATGGGTTCATTGGAATGACTCCACGCCGCCGACATAGCTATCCCAATCTAATTCTTCTTCCAACATTTCCTTTGTAAATTCTAAGGTATCCACTTTATTGAGATGTGTATCATTCCAATAAAGCTGTGGAACAGTTCTGTGATTTTTTAACCTTAAAAAGGCAAGTGCCTGTGGATTATCCTTAATATTTACAATTTCAAAATTATAACCCCATTCCTTTAATTTCATTTTCATAATATCACAATAATCACATCCAGGTTGTGTGTATAATTTCAGTTTAATTGAACTTGACATTTGCCATAATCTCCGTTAAACACGCAACAACATTAAGTTCGTGATCTGCAACAAATGCATTCTTGTATTGGTAATCTGCAAGAATTAATACAAGTTGAGGTACTGATTGTGGATCAATATTATCATTCATGCGATCATAAATGCCACGGAAAATGGCCGCTGCATCTGTATCAATATTATTGACTACCCAACCTCGCATTTTTTTAAAGTCTTTTTCCTTTAGGAAATTAAATAAATCATCAAAGGCTCCACTACCAGAAGCAAGAATAGACCCATCAATATTCCCCAATATAGCATACCGCTGTAACTCATTTAATACCCTCCGCCAATCTGGTGCATATTTTACAATAAAATCTGCAACTGCCTTCTTGTCATACTGTACGTTTTCTGCCTCGAGTATTGCACTTACCCGTTGCATAAAGTGACCCATTAATTCGGCCATATCTTTTTTGGATGTGTTAAATTCATACACACCGCACCTTGAATGTAATGGTTCGATAATACGATTTTTAAAATTACATGTAAGGATAAATCTGCAGTTATTAGCAAATTCTTCAATAAATCCACGAAGTGCAGGTTGAAACGATTGTGGATTTAAATAGTCTGCCTCATCAAGAATTACAACTTTGTAACCACCTTGAAGTGAAACCGTTGAGGCAAATTGTTTAATTTTAGTTCGTAGTGTATCAATATTACCTTCCTCAGAACCATTGATTAAAATATAATCAAGAGCCATTTCATTACACATGGCTTTTGCAACTGTGGTCTTACCAAGACCAGCAGTACCGGTGAACAACATATTAGGAAGTTCACCGGTATCCACTACCTTTTGGAAAGTATTTTTTAAATCATCCGGTAGGATGGTATCGGAAATGGTACGTGGCCGATATTTTTCGACCCAAAGAAAATCATTTGACATTTACAAGTCCTCATAACAAAAGTTTATTATATCACATAATTCAATACTTGTAAATATTATTATTCACCTTCCATTGCCTTTTCTTGCTGGATATTTTCAACAACCTGAATAACTTGTACTGCATCGTCCCGTAGTTTACCAAGGGTTGACATTTCCTCACCCTTTACGGCACCACGCTGTGACATAGCATCAATTACGGCAACTGTTGAACGCGACACTTGATTTGACAGTGTCAACAAATGATCATACTGATCTGGTTCTTTTTTATCTTCACTCATTTTAAACTCCGTACGAAGATGTTTTTTCCAATGCAATCCAATATTTTACATTGACTTCTTTATTTTTAAAACAACTAATAAGTTTGGAAGAAATTTCCACATCATAGTCGCCAGGTAGGATTCTGATATTAGAAATACTTATAATAAACTTAAAAGGTGTTTCTGGAAACTCACCATCAATATCGATCGAAAATGCATTCGATGTTGAGTTTTCACTATCAATAACCGAAAGGTTGATAGCACCATTGTTACCAGTAATAGCAACTTCATCATGACCTAAGGTCGTTGCCGCCCGTTTGATCTTTTCAAGTGTATCTTTGGTAAGCAAAAATTTAACATCCGTTGCTGGCATGTTAATATCTTTTTGTGGTGTGGTTAGTGTTTCCTCTGGTGAAAAGAAATATTTCACTCTTGATCGGCCAGTACCGTCAACTACGGTTACACACTCGTCTCCAAATTTTAATCGTGGTTGGTCGACCAGACCTAACACACCAATAAATTCATTTAAATCATAGATGCCAATGTCTTGTGTAAACTCTTCGGCAACTACTGCAGTAGCCAGAACATTTCTGGCCTCTGAAATTGTTTTAATTGTATTGCCCTGACGAATCAGCATGTTCTGATTAATGCCAGAAAAATTTTTTAGTACGTCTAGGGTATTTTCACTTAGTTCCATATTATTCTCCAAAAGATAAGATAGTTATATTATAATACAAGTTCGTTGGCTTGTAAACCCCTTTTCATCTTGCTAAAGTTTTTTTCCTTAACAAATTCAATTTTATTTTCAAACTTGCCATCCAGTATTTCACCCTTGTGTGAAATAACAAATACATTTGTATCATCATTTAATGTATATAGTATTTTTAATAGGTTTTCAACTCCGTCATGATCCAGTGAAGAATCAAATGTTTCATCCAGTACAAGCAGATTTGTTGCAACTGAATTTTTCATTTTTGCTACTTGTCGCCATGTAAATAAAAGTGCCAAATCTATTCTTTGTTTTTCACCTTCACTAAATGAATCATATGTAAATTCATCACGATGCCGTGATCTAATTACCTCTTGAAAGGATTCATCTAAATGGAAGTGTACAAAGAAATCCAAAACTTGTAAATACTGATTTACCAATTTATTCATTACTGGTAAATATTGTTTTATAATTTTTGTTTTAATGCCAGTGTCTTTTAACATTTCAACGATGACGGAATTATATCCATATTCTTCAGACAGTTTTAATTTTTCTTCTAGTTTACTACTTCTGTCGTCCTCGTATTTTGTTAAATCGGTACGAGCCTCCGTAAGGTCCGTACCAATCTTTTTTTCTATATGCGTCCGATAATCAGATATGGTTTCTTGCAGTTTTGAAATCTCTTTCGAGTTGGAAGTGAGTTTAT